AAAACAAAGGAAATACATATCAATCCAAATGATATTCGTTCAACGATAGGAAATGCGATTGACACGAAAATAAAAAAAGACATTGAAGGGATGTGTTGTGAGGATGGATATGTCATAAAGGATAGTATACAGATAATTGAAAGATCTATGGGAAAGATAATCAATGTGAATAATCAGAGTAAGATAATGTATAATATTAAGTATACATCATCAATAATAAGTCCTGCGAAGGGTGTAAAACTAGATTGTTACATTAATTCTGTAACAAAAATGGGAGCTGTAGCATTCATAAAATATGATAAGATTACCGAGTTTAAAGAAAGTCCATTTCTCATAATCATACCAAAAACATATTCACCCGAGGCTGAAGAGTTAGAACTAAATAAAAAGTATAAAGTGGAAGTAATGGGAACAAGATTAATCTATAAATCAAATCAAATACACGTTGTAGCTAAACTCGTATAATTATACATAATAATATATCAGGATATTAAAATATTATGAATATTGAAGATAAAAGATTATATATTTATAATTTAGTGGTAAGAAATAAAGATGATAAAATAAACAATACGATCTTATATTATATAAGGAGTAATAATGTATCATTTTCTGAAAACAAGAATGGTTTTTTTATAAACTTATCATTATTAGAAGATAATCATATTAATAGAATATACAATTTAATAAAGATATTAGAAGATAATGATGAAATGAATGAAATGATTTATGATGAATCTGATGAAATAGAAGAAATCACTGAAAAGAACATACCTGAATCTATAGAATTATCTGAGAAAGGGAAAAGATTAGTAGAATACACCAAAGGATTAGTAAATAAAGATTACTAAAATAAACTAAAGGGATATAAAGTTATTAAGATAATATCATATATAGATAGATGTTAGACCAAATACTTGAGATTTCTAAAACTCATACTGAAGATTTTTGTAAAGATATAAAAGAGTCATCTTATATTCAAAAGAATATATGTAAGACTGAAGAGCACAATGATTTAATAGATATGATTATTTCCCTTAATGACGAAAATTATCAATTATTACCTGTTAGTGAAAAATCTTTTTATTTAAAACAAAAAAGACTTGAAATTGGATCAGAAATAGAAGAAAATAAATCTTTAATTGAGAGTTACAACTTTAATAATTATCTATCAATGAAAAAAATACAGTCAGGATTAATGAAAAAGAATAGTATTTCTTCATTATTCTTTTTATCAGAATACTATAAATGTAATATAACACTTATAAATACTAAAAAGAACATATACTATAAAACACTAAAAGATCATACAAATAAGATAATTATTGAGCAAAAAGAAGATTGTTGGACTTTATGTGATGAGTCCGATTATAATAGTAAAATATCCTCTTTAAAAGAGTTTGACATCTTGACTAAAGATATAGTGTCTTACGATATATATAATATACCTCTAAAATCATTGAGTTCCTATAAATTAAGTGATTTACAAGAACTTGCTAATAAGAATGGAATAGATATTAAGAATAATGGAAAGAACAAAGTAAAGAATACACTTTATGAAGAATTAAGAACATATTTTTTAAATTTGATTTAAATATTATATTAATAATATAACATTATAATATATCATGAGTTATTCTGATGATGAGAGTGTCTCAAGTGAAATAGATGATGAAAGGGAGTTTGAGATAATGGATGATTTTTCAGAAGAATATAAAGAATATCTGAAACGAGCTGTAAAAGATGAACTGCTTGAGCTTGAAGTTATTTATGGCTCAAAAGCTACAGAAAGCATTACAAAAGAACAATTTATGAGATGTATAAAAAAACTTACTGAGTCCGATAAATATGTTGTTTTACCTGAAGATTGTTCTCTAGATATTCGGTGTCAGCAAGTTTTTAAAGGCAAGAAAGTTCTCACAAATATAAGAGCATCAGTTTTAGGTCTTTTAAATGTAAAAAGATATTGTATGAGTGAATCTCTAGATGGATTAGATGTTAAGATGATAAAAAAGGGTGTTCATAAAGATGAAAAAGGTAATACTCTAAACTCAATATTCTGTTTTCCTTATAATCTTAGAATGAATCTGAAAAAAGAAATAGAAGTGAATCATTTCTCAAATAATGAAGCACTACTCATAAAAAAGAAATGGAATATGATGAACAAATACTTTCGTTACAAGAAAAGATATAGTTTTAAAAGTAAAAATGGACTATTTAGAATAGATCTTACGTGTGTAAAACAGAATAAGACTCATCCTAAATCAAAGATGCCAATATATACAAAAACTTTTAATGAAGCGGAGGTTTTGAAATCACCTGAAAGATATGAACTAGAGATTGAATATATTGGCTCTCAAACTCCTAAAGAGGAAATTATGACATTCACACCTAAAAGCACAGCATTTGAAGATTTCATAGCTAATATGAATACATCTGTAAATTACTATAACACTATATCTTCATTTTGTAGCACAGGTGATAGTTTAATGTTAGAATCTTACAATGATTTTAGTCCAAACTACGATAAATCAGAACAATATGTAATTGAAGATGAACCTGAATACACGATTGATTCACCAACATATGGTTATCCATCTGAATCAATTGATTCTCTACCAAATTATGTTAATATAAATGAAGAATATCTAAAGAGTCACGAGATCTCAACTGACTCTTTAAGAGATACTAAGTTCTCTCCATTTGAGAAACGTAGTAATTACAAACCTGAAAGTTTATCGGTAAAATATAAAGCGAATCTTAAAGTAGATGATTACTATAATGTAACTGTTTCACCCCCCATAAAGAAAGATGATATATCAATTGATAGTTTATGGGTTCCAATTGGATATACAGAAGTAGTTACACATCATTATGTAGAGAAACCATTCATCCAAAATGTAGATACATTTAATGATAAAGCATATGAAGAACTAACAGAAGTATTGGATAATTTATTAAAAGAAGTTCTTCAGTATACTGAGAATACATCATTCTTAATGGATAAAAGTGAGAAAGAAGAGATTTTAGGAAGATATGTCAGAACTATTGATGATGATCAATACTTTAAAAATACAGGATATAGAATGATTGGTCCACAACCTGTTACGTTATCTTTGAGTGAGATGAATGTTAATAATCCACATTCTATTCTTCAAGGATATGTTGTTACTGAAAAAGCAGATGGTATACGAGCGCAACTAATTGTATGTAAAGAAGATAGTAAAGCTTATATTGTAACTGCAAAGAAGAATGTAATAGACACGGGGATAAGTTTTGAAGGTGTCTCTGAAAGTTGGATCTTTGATGGTGAATACATTACTAAAGATAAGTTTAGAAATGATATAAAATTATTTATGATATTTGATGTTTACCACGGAGAGCACGAAGGAACTAAAGAAATATTTAATTTACCGTGGATCTCTTTAAAGAGAGATAGTAATTCTAGATCAGTTGCTCTTCATAATTTCTTCAAAAATCATACAAAAGTATACGATAGTGATGATATTGTTAGGATAGAAACTAAAACATATATTGAAGGAGCATCTAAATTACAAAAAAAGAAAGGAACAGATGAATATTCAAATCTTTATACAACTCTTAAAACTTGTAAGAGAATCTTAGATAAATGTAATGAAGAAGATGGAGGTTATGAATATGAAACAGATGGTTTAATATTCTTACCAATGTTCTTAGCTGTAAAGGGAAATGAAAGTGGTGAAAAAGTTCAAAATTACAATGGAACTTGGAATCATAATTATAAATGGAAACCTCCTGAAGAAAATACAATAGACTTTAGAGTTACATTTGATAAAGATAAAAGATTTTACACTTATAATAAGAAAAAAGAAGATGGAACTACTCAAAAAATCCAATATAGAAAAGTAGTATTAACTGTGGGATATAAAGAAAAAGATGATAAAATGATAGATTTTAATCTTAAGTTTGTAAATAATGAGAAGCCAAATACTAAACGATATTTACATTTTAATCGGGGTATAGATAATCTTCACATTTGTAATGTACCACTTAAAAATGGGAAAATTGTATGTGAAAGAGATAAACTTGAAATCACTGAGGGTTGTATAGTTGAGATGAGATATAATGGTGTGAATAATGATGGATTTAACTGGACGCCATTAAGAGTTAGAACAGATAAAGAGTTCCCACAATGGTTTAGTATAGCAGATAATATTTGGAAAACCATTATCAATCCAGTAAGTCATTCAATGATAACTGGAGAAGAAGAATTATTGATAGAAGATGTGATTGAAAAGAATGAATACTATGTTTCTGATAATGAAAATGATAATTCTACTCCTATAAGACTTTTACATAATTTCATTAAATCAATGTTTATCAAAGAAATTGTAGGAAATGCTGGGGATAATTTATCTATACTTGACACTTCGTGTGGAAGAGGTGGTGATAATCAGAAATATTTAAGAGCTAATAAAAAGAATATAAAGTTTATCTTAGGTTTGGATATATCTGAAAATGTAAGAGAGGCGGCAAATCGTTATTATCACGAATCTTTAAAGAATAAAGTTCCTAAGGGAATATTCTTACAATTTGATACTAGTAAAAATATAAAAAATAGTGAAGGTTGTATGAATGATACGTGTTATGATATGTTGGCTATAATATTTGGTAAAAAAGACAGTTATGATAAAAAATATGATAAGTTTTACAAGAATTATAATTCATTGGGTAAGAGTGGTTTTGATATAGTGAGTAGTCAATTTTCATTTCATTATTATTTCAAAGATGAAGAAACTTTACGAGGATATTTACAAAACCTAAAAGAATTAGTAAAACCTGGTGGCTATTTTATGGGAACGTGTTATGATGGAATGAAAGTGTTTAAAACATTTAGTATCAATGAGGGTCGCAATATTCAGAGTAGAGATGATAAAGAGGCATTAATTTACGATATTGTAAAAGACTACAAGATTAGTAATTTTGATTATAATAAAGAAGATACATCAAACATGTATGGTCAGAAGATTACAGTTTATATGAGTAGTATTGGTCAATATATCACTGAATATTTAGTGAACTTTGAGTTTGTCATAGAGATAATGAAAGAGTATGGATTTGAACCTATGGTTCCTAAGAAGAGTTCAATCTTTAATCCTATTGGGAACTTTAAAGGAATAATAGATAAGATTGATACTTTACTAGATGAAAGTGAAAAGGATATTAAGAGAGCATATGCTTATGCAAAAACTGTACAAACAGATGAAAGATATAGAAGATTATCTGAGCTTAATAACTGGTTTGTCTTTAAAAAGATTTAAGAAAAAGCACTTATAATGAATTAAGTAACTATGAAAACATATGAAATAAAAGAAGTATTTGAAGATAATATTTTTTATGAAGATAATCTTGATGTAATTTCTGAGAGATTATTATCTAGTTTGAACAATACTAAAAGTTTAATAGATCAAGATCCAAAGAAATGGAATATTTGCAAGAAATATATAAATGATTATGAATATGTATATAGTTCATCATTCTCAAATAAGAATATTTGTAAAAAAAAACCTGTAAGTCGTTCTTACTTTAAGATACTTGAGATCATAAAAAGTTTTAAGATAGAAGGATACAAAAAAATAGATAGTATAGCTGAAGCTCCAGGTGGATTTATTGAGTTTTTTAAAGAAAATAATTGTGATATAAATGCTATATCTTTAATAAGTGATGATAATAATATTCCTCATTGGAATCATAATATAGTAAAAGATAAAAATGTAACTATAATAAATGGTAAAGATAATACAGGTGATATATATAAACTTGAGAATATATTATATTATGTGAAATATAGTGGTAAGAATAGTAGAGATATAGTAACAGGTGATGGTGGCTTTGACTATACAATGGATTTTAGTAATCAAGAATTAGATTCATACCCTTTAATTTATTCAGAAGTTTTAATGGGATTATTATTATTAAAAGAAGGAGGTATATTTATTTGTAAAATATTTGATATATTACATCTTAAAACTACAAAAATCTTATACATTTTGAGAAAATCATTTACTAAAATGTATATTGTGAAACCATCTATGAGTAGAACAACTAATTCGGAAAAATATGTAGTATGTATTGGATATAATGGATATGATAGAGAAATTATTAATATGATGATTCATAGTTTTCAAAAAGATTTAAAAATAAAGATTCCTAAGAGTTTTGTGGAAAATATTAAAAACTTTAATACTCTTTATGTAACAAAACAAATAGAAGAAATAAATAAAGGTATTAGTTTGTTGAAAGATAATATAAGAGTTTATCCTTCAAAAACACAAGTAGAAATAGGAAAAAATTGGTGTATACAATATGGATTAGACATCAACGAAACATTCTTTAACAGAAGAGTCTACAAAGGGTGAAAAAGTTTCATTTTTGGCTTTTGATCCAAAAACATTATCATAAAAAGATAATCCATTCATAACAGTATCCTTTGAATCATTAATTTTTATATTATTAATACTTTTCATAATATCACACGTTTCATATTCATTGTAATTTTTAGGCGGGATATTCTGTAAACGAGTATTCTCTAAACAAGTTATATTATTATCACTGTCAATATAACAATTATCATCAACATATGCAGAACCATTAGCTGTAGTTGTATCGCTATATTTGTTCTTCTTATCGAAAAACTTACCCACATTAGTAAGTTCATTTTTTATATCACTATTGTAGTATTTGGGATATTGAGAAACATTCTCATCTGTAAAAGATGTATATGGTTTATTTTCTTTTTTATGAAAAGGACTTAATTCACTATTTCCTATAGTATTTCCCGAAAGTGTATCTTTTAATATATATTTAGGATATTTATTACCTATATCATTAAGCTCTTTACGAATAATATTCATATTATCATCATTGAGATATGTATTTCTTGTGAGCATATTCGCATTCATTTGATTATTAAACTTATCACTGGATAAGGGTGTTTGATTATTTGTTAGTTGAGGTATATAAAAATCGTAGATACGTGGTGTAGATAGTGCATCTGATTTTTGAGATAAAGGGGAATATATTTGATTTTCAGAAATCGTAATTTTTGGATATAAAACTACAACTAATAAAATCACTGCGAATACAATGTATAATGAGTTCATATATATATAATGTATAAATTAATTTAACCAAAAGTATTTTCAGTTGTATATTTTACATACAAAAAGTTATCCTCATTTTTTTTATCATTGTAAATCGATTCTATATCAGAACTAGTAGTACATAGTGTGCCATTAATAGAAAAGAACAACGCAGTATTACTATCAACATTCATTCGTTTTCTAATGATATAAATAAGCTGTCCAAATGTCATGTCTTTAGAAACAATAAACTTGTTCTTATCAATACATACAATATCTTTTGTAAGTGGCTCAACAATTACAGGTATTCTATCAGGATATTTTACAAGAACTTTATTTGATTCCGCTAATCTATCCTCTAATGATTTTGTTACAGAAATAGATTCGTAGTAATTATTTGTGAAAAAATAAGACATAATTATAATTTTATATATATTTTATTTAAAAGTAACTTAATATTTTATTATAAGATTATGAAGCTACTAAGTTTTACCCCAGATGATGAATTAAAAGAAATTATTATAGATAAAACTGATAATATATTAAATGATTTATCTAGTATAGATGATCGTAATATACAACTTATAGAAGAATGGAAACTTGACAATGCTGTTTTAGAATGTTATGGTTGTCTTAAAAACTTAAATAAAGAAAAAATAAATACACATAATTTACCCCCCAGTGATTTATCACATACACTTTATGGTGATATATATTTAGTATATAGAGTTAATGATAGTATTATAGATATGGATATATCTCAATATGGTATGTTATGTTATTATATAGAAGAAAGATATGATAATGTAGAAATATCTCAAAAGTTTAATGAGGATATTTCTGATGAAGAGATTGAAGAAATTGATGAGATTATAGATGTATCAATAAAGATTAAAAAAACTGTAAAGAAAAATAATATTCAAGAAAAACTCTTTGATGAACTAGAAAAAGATGAAACTAAATACTAAATTTGATTTAAACATATCTTAACAATTATGTTTAATTTACTAGTTATGTCAGATAACTATAAAGATGAAATACGAAAAAAAACTGTTATGAAACTTAATAAATGTGTTAAGGGAATAAAAATCTCCCGGAGAATAGAGAAAGGAATCTATAATTATTGTATTGATTACGCAACAGAGAGAAATATAAAAAGAAATTGGAAGAATCTGTTATTTTACAGAATATATATGGCGAAAGTTATATCGATATATTCAAACTTGGATAAAAAATGTTACATTAAAAATGATACACTCTTAGATAGAATAAAGAAAAATGAAATAGATCCAAATGAATTAGCAACAATGAGTTCTTATGATACTTATCCTGAAATATGGTCAAACTTGTTAGATAAGAAAACTAAAAGAGATAAAATGAAATATGAAATGAAACAAGTTGCTATGACAGAAATGTTTAAATGTAGAAAATGTAGCTCAAGAAAATGTTCATATTATGAACTTCAAACAAGATCAGCGGATGAGCCTATGACACAATTTATAAGTTGTTTGGATTGTGGAAATCGTTGGAAACAATAATTAAAAGTTTTCATTTGTAGCTTTTCCTAAACCTAAACCATTTTCATTGAAGTTTTCTATAGTGCAGAAGCCCTTATTACAATTTTGAATATTCTTTACTGGAACCTCGGGAGCGTGAGGACCAGTGTAAGATAATAAAGAATCTCTATTATTTTTTTCATCTTCAACAATCTTAGCTGCGTTATTCTGAAGATAATAACGATATTCCCAAGAAGTCATATTTTGACTTATACCATTATTGGTAATACAATTTGTTCTGTAATCTGTGAAGGCACGTCCATCAGCCATACGACTCGGAAAATCACTAACATAATTATCTGATACTTTGCTCATTTATATTTAAATAATAGATTTTATTTTAAAGAATTAATTATTCTTTCAATCATAGTTGTTTTATTTCCTGAAACGGCTAAACCTTTTTCTTGAAGTATATTTTTTAATTCTTTAACACTCATTTCTTGTAGTTCTTTAACTATTTCTTCAATATCTAAATCAGAACTATTGTCAGAATCATTAGAATCGTAACCGGACTCATTATCGGACTCATTATCGGACTCATTATCGGACTCATTATCGGACTCATTACCAGATTTATTGCCGGACTGATTACCGGATTCATTATCGGACTTGTTAGAAGATTCATCCTCATACTTTTCTTTTGATTCTTTAACTACATCATTTAAGGGAACTACTTCAGATAATATATTTTCAGATTTCATATATACTGGATCTTTACAACTAGTAGGTGAAAATCCACCACTAATATCTTGAATAATATTTGATTCTTTTTCTATAACAGTATCATTAAAATCTTGAGATACAGTATTCATCTCTATTTCATCTTTCTTTTCTTCAGTCAATTTATTAAAATCTTCTGTGAGTTTCTGTATTAAAATATCTTGAGAAGTTATTTTTAAATTAATCTTTCTTAGTTCAAAGAAAAAGAATACAGATATACAAATCACTAATATCAATAATAAGAGAATTTGAAAACTTCCACCACTCAACATAATTTCACTACTCATTTAACAATTATCATATCTTTTATATGAGTTTTAAACACAAATATCTTCTAATATAATATTATATAAAGTATATAAGTTTATGAATAGTATTTATGAATTATCTATAGACACAAACAATTACAATATTATAATTGTTAATGATTTTCTTAGAATGTTTACAATTCAAATATTCTCACAATTTATGTACTCTTTAATGAATAATGTTGAGTTTTTATCATCTAGCTTTATAGAGAATACTTCATATATTTTATTAAGTATTCTTGTATATTGGTTAGTATTCAATAAGATATTTCATTTTACGAGTAAAAAAGAAAATAATGATTATAATTCTACTCTCCCTCACTATTTAAGAATAAGATAATATATCAAAGATAATAAATATTGTATAATGGATAAAATAGATAATTTGATTATTAATATAAAAGATGTAAAAGAAGAATTAAAAGATTTACCTGGTTTTGAGAAGATTGATTCTGTAATTGAAGAACAAACAGAATGTAAAATATGTTGGAATTGTTGTAAATATTTAAAACATAATATAGTTTCTATACCTCACGATTATATAAATAATATATTTTATACAAATGGTAATTTCTGTTCTTATAATTGTGGATTAAGATATATATTAGATAATTACTCTGGGAATGATTTGTGGACAAAAGTTTCTTTATTACATATTTATTACAAGTTAAATACAGGAGATGAATCCAAAATAAAGATCCCTCCAAATAAGAAATCTTTAAAAATATTTGGTGGAGATTTATCTCATGAAGAATATCATAATATAGGAAGTAATTTTTCTGTAGATATATTTACACCTCCTATATTACCAATTAATAATATGGAATACTCTCACGAGAATAAAAAGAATAACAAGAAAAAAAATACAGAGTATAGATTATATCGTAAAACGCCTGTTAAAAATAAGAATAGTATATATGATACAATGCAACTTATAGTTGAATAATTTTGATTCAGTTTGAATAAATTTGATTCAGTAATAGAATCTTAAAGGTATATTATTAAAAAAGATGTCTTCATCTATTAGAACACGATGTTGCTCACACTGTGGAGAACAGGGACACAATATTCGAACGTGTCCAAATATGAGTTCAGAAGAAAGACAAAGAAGGGAAAATGAAAGAATGGCGAGAAATCAAAGACGTCAACAATTAATAAACCAGAATAATCTCCCTGGTGATAAGAAGCAAAAGGTAAGAATTGAAAATCCAAATACCTATCCTGTATGTGTTTTCTGGAGATTTACTGTTCAGTCCGATCCACCACCACAATGGAATATGTTCTCTATAGTTATACCTGAATTAGGTGGTGTTACAAATCTAACTTTCTCTAGGCACCACGATTTGAAAGTTGTTCCTCTTGAAGATATTAATAGTGATAATCCCACAAATATTGATAGTCTTTTTGAGGTGTGTCAACTAAATGGTCCCAATTTCTTTGATAATACATCTCCTGTAGATAGCTCTCAGTATGTTGATGAAATAAACTATTTCTATATGATTGAAAGAAAAGAATATATTCCGAGATTAGATCCTCTGACAATGTGGAAAAATGCTAGTTTAAAGAGTATGTATCTTCTAAAAGAATTAATACGTTTTGGGGCAGATAAAAATGATACATATGGAATGATTTTAGATCTCGTTCAAGATATAAAATTACCAGATTTTACAGAAATGGATAAAGAGATTGCTGGAGTCCCATCAACCTTTACAAATCTTACCTGAAATAAACTCTTATAAGATTAACTATAAATATTTCTTTAGCTATATCATTATTTATGAAACTTTTGAGATTATTATCTATATCGTTTTTTTTTGAAAAAGGTTTTAATACATCTTTATGAGTTAATATATCTTTACAAATAATGTAGTGCTTATAGATAAAATCATATAAAGATTTTAACTGATAATCATTCAATGAGTTCAAGATATTATAATAAATATGATTATCATTAAAATATTTGAGAAAAGTATATTTTTTATCATCAGTTTCAGTTTTAACTATAAATATGGGAGAACTTATAATATATTCATTCATTTATAAATAACAATAATTATAATACATAAATAAAACGATTAGTATAATTCATTATTATCTTTATATTTATCATAACTTTCAGTAATACTTGTATCATAATTAAAATAGGTTTTATATCGGTCTAAATGTTCTTTATCTTTATTTTTTTCATCTATCTTTTTTGAAAGATTCCATAAAAGAAGATGACACTCTTTATACAACTCTTTACATATCTTTCCTATTTTTTCACTCCTTAAATTATCTGGATATTTTAAGTGTTCCTCATAGCTCTTTTCTTTTACAGATATAGTCATACTTTGATATGTATTTATAGCTCTTTTTAAATAATATTCAGCATTCTCAAAACTTTGTCTAACGTGTATCATTTCAACCCGTTCTATATTGTAAACCAACTTAAAGAACTTTTTAAGATATTTAGAACCTTTATCATATGAACTTATATTATATTTTCTATATTGTCTTAAATCTTCAACAATATCATGTATTTTATCATTATAAAAAAAATGCTCTTGATTTAATTCCCCACCCTGAATTACTTTTTCTTTGATATCATTCATATTTAAGAAAATAAATAGGACTATTCCTAAAGCAACAATATATTTTATATCTAAAAATCCTATCAAAAATATGAATGATATTAATATAAAATAAACACTATTTTCTTTACGATTATATAAATATTCTTCCACAGTTTCTATCATTTAACTCCTACTTATATTAAAAAAATAGATAATTATTGACAAGATTATAAATAGTATTCCTATGTAAATAATATTATCCGATTCTCTAATCATCAAAGAAATAGCTGTCAGATGTAGTAATATAATATTGCTACTTTTGTTAATATCATCTACATCTATATTTAACAGTGCATCAGCATAATCATATTTTTCTTTATACTCTACTAAAAAATTACCATAAAAATTAAATGTTTTATCCAATATATCTCCTAAAGGTTCATCTAAAATCGTACGCTTCTGTTTTGAATATTCTTCTTTTACTAAATTATCTATCTTAAACTTCTCTTCCAATGTAAGATTATATGCATTTTTTAAATCAACTGCCATCTGAGGTCTAGGGTCTGTAGGACCTTCATCAGCACCTATAACATCATCATTTTTATTCATACTATTGTTCCTGTTCAAAGCTGTATAATCCCCCATATATTATAGTATATATTTCTTTTAACTGATATACGAGATAAGATGAACATTTGAAAGCATCATTCTTCTACAACAATATTTATTTATTTTCATATCATCTAAAACCTTACCTTCGATAGATTTTTCTTGTTTTGATAGATTAATATCCATGTATTTTAACTCCAAACTATCCTCAAGTTTTTCATCGGAATTGCTTTTTAGATTCTGTATTTCTGTTATATAAGGAATCCACTTATCTCCCAAAACGCAGCCACACGTGAAACAACGAATAGGAATCATCTTATTTAAATATATTATAAATAGTATTATATTTTTAAATCAAATTTAATGCATAATGTAAGATGTTATGAAAAATATCAATAATATACTTGATGATATAACAAATGTATTCGTTAAAAGAAAATAATCTTTTAAGATAATATACAACATTATATAGATAGGAACTATAAATGTTACAAATATCCATTTAGGATTGTAAATACGTTGATAATCTTTAATATTATTTACAGCGTATTCTCCCAAATCTGGGTCATAGTTATATGTAACTAAATACTCTACAAAAACTAAGAACATAATAACTATAAAAGATGGGCCTACCTGTTGTGTGTATATTTTGGCTGTATTACTCGATAAACCAATATTAAATATTAATCTTATAAATGGAATCATTAACATTATAGCTCTAGAAGACAAATAAATAGTATTTGAATCTTTATTAAGATTTACTATATAATGCCCAATTATTAATAATATATATGCTATTAAAGAAAATAGTATAAACCATTTATGTGAAACATATCCTAAAATAATAACAAGTAATGATAATGTTATTATTGTTAGTCCGTATGGATTAGTCAAAATACTTAGCAATATATTAGATATGTCTGAAAAATCATATGGAGCATACAAGAGTTTATTTATATCAATCTTTTCTTTTGCATAAAGCTCACCATATAAATATTTATGAATATTTTTAAAAATCTCTAAACTATGAAATAAATATAATATTATTAGATATAATATCAAAACTTTGACGATCATTTATATTATATATTATATTCTTTTAAAAATAATCGTAAAGAATACTTCTATGAACTTCTCTAAAAACATCATTTATTTCAGTTAAATCGTTTATTACAAAATCTGCTTCTGAATCTATAAGAGTTTTGCGTGCATTCATTAATCTCTTATTATATTCATCTGAAGTCATTAAACCTACACCCATAACATCTTCAGGTTCTATGATTTCCATAAGTGTAGACCACTTCACAACTCCTACACTCCAAAAATCTCCATTATTAGCTTCTTTAACTCCAATCGGTGTATCATCAAACTTTACAATTTGATAATTATTTTCTATCTTAAAATCTTCTTTTAATTTATTCATCATATCAGGTTGTGGTCTAGATCTTAAAAGGCACGTAGAAGATACAGCACCATCTACATATAATCCTTCATCTTCCATCCTTGAAAGAATTAAATCCATATTATCTTTATCAAATCCCGTTGTAATTCCGATCTTTACATCTCTTTCTTTAAGATATTCAAAGGTTCTCTTAGTTTCTGGAAGAATATTAATAACCTTAGATTCTTTATTTTGCTCTAACTTGAAATCTTCATATATCATATCTGCATCATTCGGATCCGGAAACTTGCCATATTCATGAAACCAGTTTCTCTGAACATAATTATCACAGAGTATCTTTCCGATATGTTCACTCTTTGACATACCCATATCTTTCAGAATAACTCTATCTGAGATCTTAATATTATTCTTCAAAAATGCTCTCTTAAGAGAAAAAAGAGGAGAAACAGAATATCTGTCTACAATTGTTCCTCCCAAATCAAAGATACATGCTTTAATCATTGAACTCATAATAATTATATTATTATATTATTATATAGTAATTATTGCTTAAATCTTTTTTTATTTTACATTTTATTATAGTTCACATTTATAATCTAAACAAGGACCACAAATATATTTCTCAATACTCTTCTCTCCATCTTTCCAAGAATAAATAGGCATTATAGGGAAACTCTTGTTTTTTAACCAATCATTGGCATCTTCGTGTAGAAGCTGACAATGAGGATCTGAACAAATAAAATTATGAGAACTTCTTAGCAGACTAAAACATATTGGATCGAAGGAACCGGGTCTAAACTTCTTTATAGTCACTTTTGTCCAACCAATATCATTGGGATTTTTGTATCCTCTTTCTTTACACCAATTATTAAGTCTCTTACTATAATCATTTGATATTTCATCGATCTTTTTTCGCCCATACAATAGTTTCATATCCTTTGATCTAGTCACTTCATTCTTTTCTTTATGAATGTAATCACTTTTGCAACAATTAGGACAAAATCCACACTCTCCAGAAAAACAAGGAGTTGCGTAACGTGACATAGTTTATATATTAACCTTTGTATATTACACATATATTACATAAAAAATCTTTATATCAAATTCTTTTGTTAAATACTAACTAGTTCAAGATTTGGTAACCTGATATCTCGTTGCTGTTGTATATAAGTTGAGGACTTTCATGATAGAAGTAATACTCTGGAAGACCGTTGTAATCTAAGTCCTCTTCATACTCTAGATATTCTTTGTAAGCTTCTCTAACGTTTATACTCGTAAGTCCATCTCTTCCCATATAATTTATGAGTCTAACCTTATCGGAAGGTTTTGTTTTGTCATCCTTGGGCATTGAACAATAATCTGAATTACATCTGATAAAGTATCCTCTAAGATAGCTAATCTGTGTTAGTAACTTCTTCTGTGTTCTCCATCTCTCTCCATCTATTGGGAGACAACAGGTTATTGGAACGTTTGAGTTTGGCGAGATCTTTGAGAACTCTCTCTTTTTACAGAGATTGTTCAATCGGGACCAGCGATCTGAGGGCTTGAGACGAAGAGAACAATGAAAACTTCGGGAGAGCTCGAGAGAAAGAAACTTGTGCATGAAATAGACGACAAAATCGGGGTCCCGAAAGATTGTGAGAAGATCTATACCTATCCTCCTAATCTGTCCCTGGGTCAGAACAAGAGTTGAGAACATATTGTTAAACTTTTTTTTGTTACAAAGAGTTGTTTGTTAAAGGAATGACATCTATGAATACATCAAATTTATACTCCCTTTGGTATATTCATAAGTTCTTTTAATTTTTCAAGAGTGCTTTTCTCAGAACTTAATACTCTTAATCTCCTACGATCTTCAAGATGTCTTTTCCAACTCCAATCAAGATTTATCCTATTAAAATGATGTATACGACTTGACATATTGAATCTCATAAGATAATAATAATACAACATAATACTTATATTTACTATTCATATCTTTTTAAATAAAAAAACTAACTAATTTTTTTGTCTTTTATAATATTCTTCTATTCTTACTAGTAAATACTGAAATCACCATCCTGAACAACTCCTCCTTTTTCCCACATATGTTTAGGAAATACTCTTGTACACTTGATTTTCAAGTGATTCAACCAAGGATCAGTAAGATCATTTCCTCTACAAAGAATCTTCACCTGTTCCCCTGGTTTCAAAGATGTGTTCTTGTCAAAAACACACTCACCATACTTTGTCTTTATGATGGTATATTTGGGTCGCCTATTACAGACAAATGTGACAACTCCATCACACACAAATCTACCCTCATTGTCTAATTCATCTTCCATCCATCCACCACAACTCTTCAGACCTGATAAACGTTTGAGACCGTTCACATCATCAAGTTTCCATTTTTCCAGATCATCATGATATCTATCTTTGCAGTGAGGAGGAAGAAATCCCTTGCGGTCTCCCCGTGTCCATCGCTTCCATAGATGACCTTCGGGTGTATCTGGAGGTAGAACTCTGTCTAGATAAGAACTGCTTTTTCGAGGTTTGAAGAACTCTTCATATTTTGAATCTGCAGTGAGTTCATTAAATCCCCATTTTGGAGATATACCCCACATGATTGGCGCTTCAAAGAACTCCTTGTTGAATGAATCAAACTCACCGTTATTCTCTGATTTAGAGGTAAGAGATGTTCTTCCCATTTCTGGACACCACTCTTCATATGTCCAAGATCCCCAGCATGAATCAGGATGACCTGTTCTAGGACAGATATTAGTCCTCATATAATACTCGCCTGATGGAGGACCAGAACGAGCACGAAAAGTGTGTAGTTCAACCTCTCCTTCCAATTCTTCAAACATCTTGTTCATTTCATCGTCAAATGTGTGGAACTCAATCCATCCTTCTTCAGCATCCTCAAATCCCGGATAATCACCAAACTCGATGATCCTTTGTCCTTCGTAGTATAACATAAAGTTTTCAAAACCCTCCATCCAGCACTCGTAGTCAAAATCCAACATCTCTTCAATCGCCTTCTTGTCATCCTTCAACCACATATCTTCAAACTTCTCCCGAGGCTTCAGACCACTCCACTCACCATTTGAGATACGGTCGAGATTCCAAGACTCAATGTCCGAGCGTATGTAGGCTGAGAGTGTCATCTTGAAGTTGTTATCGTCAACCTCTCTCAGACTGGGTTCGCGACAGGGTCTGTTCTTCTGAGCGTGACATACATCGGTACACTCAGGAAAGAATGTCAAAGACCATACACCGTTCTCTCCCAAATCCATATCAACCGTCCGAAGAATACCCCGGGGGTAGTTCTTCTTTGGATCAAACTTGGTGTCTTCCCACCACTCACGCCTGTAGAAGGTAGATGGGATAGGCTTCTCCTCAAGTCCCTCCTCGTATGAAAGATATGCTGCGTAGTTGTCATCACACATCTCGGTCTAAGGTGCTCTCAAGAATAAGGTGTTCTCAAGAATTATGTTGTGATACTCTTTGTATATTAAGATAATCAAATTTGTGAGATAAAAAATATAAGACTACCTATTATATTCTCTCTTGAATACACAATCTATTTATACACTCTTATCATAGGCTTTCTTGAGATTATTCATGAGCTCAAGATAAACTCCTTCTGGAACTTTCTGTTTCACATCATTATCCAGAATACTTTGTATGTTTTTCAAAGTGTCACAAATATTTTCTTCATATTCTTCTGAATCCTCTAGAACTTCAGATTGTGGTTCCGGTTGTGGTTCTTCTAACTCCTCATCAGATTCGTCTTCTGACTCAGATTCACATTCTGACTCTGAATCTTCCTCAAAAACTTTTTCAATCATAAGATCTCTCCAATAATAAAGAAGATATGAGAACCCAAATGTTTTTTTCTTCAGTTCTATGTTTCCATTTCTTACAGTGAAGATATTCTTCCCATACAAATATCTACTCTTCAGAATACCTATCGTTTCTTCCCATCTACGTAACTCAGGAGTTATTTCATCTAATCCCAGTCTAGGAATAGTTGGTATACACCAATTAAGCTCTAATTTTGTGTTTAATTCACTCGGGGAAAGATTCAGAGATAAAACTGAATCACGAAAACTTGAGGCATCCTCAACATATATACGAAGGATCTCTTTCATTTTGAGCCAAGTTAAGGGATTCGCATTTGACCCAACTACAAATCCCTCATTAGGTTCGAGAGGACCGGTGTCATTGTAATTACTACTCCACAATTTGTGACCGAGTTTGCATAGAGAACTATGAAAGTCTTGATAGTACTTGTGCATATCGCAACCGAATACATCTGCCGATGAACAATCACAAGCTCTCCATCTGTTGTCATAAGCCGACCTATTCGTAACGACAAGACACTCTCTTCCCGGCATTGTTGTTCCATTCTCTCTCTCCGGAAAGTTGATGTGCTCTGTAATATATCTCAACAGTTCTACGGGGTCAATCATATCCCCACCATTACTGTAAGTCTCACATATTTGGAAGATCTTCTTCCAAATAGCCTCATGAAGGCTCGTGGTGTATGGCAAAAAGGGTGTGAGAAGTTCTGGCATTCTTAATATTTGGTATGTGATATACTATCATTTCATATGAATCAAATTTGATTCATTAGGTGTTTGAAAGATCATATTAAAAAAAGATGCCCTACTTTACAAGTTGGGATGCCAATGTTTTTCTTTGTCTCCTTTCTGTATTCCCCGAAGAAGTTGTCCGAATGATGATTAAGAATGTGAAGAAAGTTCACGAAGAGTATATTCAAAAAGAAACACTTGAATATCACTGTTCTCTCGCACGACATTTATTATACTTAAATAATATGTATATGCCTTCCTTGGCAACACAGCAGCTAAAAGAGTTCTGGAAATGGAGATGTCCTGAAGAGAGAAGAGAAAATATTGTTCAGTGGACGGAAGTATTTGCGTGGACTGGTCATACGAGTGTAGATGCGTCCAAATATAAGGGTAAAGGAACTTCTAGAAGAGGTTACTGGAACTCTGGAGAAGCTTGGTGGTATTCTATGAATGATAGCAATATTGATGTATCAGAATGGGATGAAGAGGATGAATACTTTGAAATGAAAGAAAGAGAAAGAAGAAACTTTGTTAGTAAGTGGTATGAAGGGATTCATGAGGGGAGATTCTTCTTATTCTTCAAAGAAAATGATATCTTTTCAACAGATTTATATGATAACTATAGGAATGAAGAAAAAGCAATAAAATCTATTTGTGATCTAGGTGGTCGTCAACAAGTCGCGCAAGATCTCTTAACTATTGATGGACCAGGATTAGGTGAAAGAGCAGGGGGAACAATCAAATATATTGATGATATCTTTGTTTAATGAATATAATGAATATAAT